AGTCGCTTTCTGGACAACTTAGCACCACAGAAGAAGCGATGGAAGCAATTGAAGCTGTTACTGTTGGTAAAAATAGGGAAATGACAGACAAAGAGTCAGAAGAATATAATAGACTCAAAGACTTGCGGAAATCTTTAAAAGACAAAATAACAAAACTTGCTGAACAACAAAAGCAAGAAGAAGAACAGATTGAGAAAGATAAAAACATCGCAATAGAAAATGCTGAGAAGAAAACATTCCAAGAGAGGGAGAAGATAATTAAAGAAAGCTTTGAAAGAAATTTGAAAGCTTATGATGATTTATTATCAAAAACAAATAGAATATTGAATTCTCAACCTGTAGGATATAGGTCTATGAATTTTGGACGTATATTTGAAATCCCTAACTTGAAACAGACATTTGCTAATATCAATGAAGCGAAAAATGCTCTTTCAGAAGCATTTGCTAAAGTGAAAACTGACAAGATAAAGTTAGAACAGTCATTTGAAGAAGGTCTAATATCACAAGATGTTTACGATGAAACGTTAAAGAAACTTGATGCTGCTGAGACGCAAATAAAAGATGGACTTAACGACATAGAAATTGCTTCCCAAAACGCAATTACATCATTTGCACAAAAAATGTCAAATATTGTATCCATAATAGGTCAATCAATACAACAAGTTATGCAAGCTGTATGGGATGCCCAAGACGCAGAGATGGAGAAAGAGTTCGATGAGCTTGATAAGTGGAATGAAGAACTTGATAAAGCCCTTCAAGAACAGCAAGATATTGTCGAGAAACATAAAGATAACGTTGAATCCATCGAAGATGAGCTTGCAACAGCAAGGGGAGATAGAAGACAGCACTTAATTGACCAAATCAATGCTGAAGTTGATGCCCAGAGAGCAGCACAGAGGGAAGAGCAGAGAATCCAGAGGGAGCAAGAGAAAGCCAAGAAGAGGGAAGAAGCGCTTGAAAAGAAACGTAGGGAACAAGAATACAAGAGAAACGTTATGCAAGCATTCGTATCATGGCACTTGTCTATTGCAAATGGTCTTGCAACACAGCCATTCTTGCCAGTTGGTATTGCAATGGGAGCATTAGCAACAACGCTTGGTGCAATCCAATATGCTCTTGTGAAGTCACAGAAGCCTTATGCAAAGGGTGGACAGCTTGATGGCGGTGTAGCACAAGGAAAGAGGCACAGAGATGGTGGAATTCCAGTCTTAGGTGGCAGAGCGAGCATCGAAGGTGGTGAATTTATCACAAATCGCACCACAACTGCAAAGAACATTGACCTTTTGGAGTATATTAACAGCAAGAAGAAGAGGGTTGATATCAATGACCTTGTTGAATTCTATGGCACAACACCAAGAAAGACAATAAGAGCAATTAGGACAAAGTTCGAAGATGGTGGTTATCTCCCAACATTGCCAAATTCTTTGGATATCAGAGAACAATTGCAGAATGTTGTGGTTAACCAAGATAATAGACCAATCTATGTATCTGTGGTTGATATCAATAACAAGCAAGAAGATGTTAGAAGAGTTCAAGCATTGGCTGGTTTATAAACTTTTTCATGTTTAATATGTCATAATTTTTTAAGTATTCAAACCACATAGAATTGTATGAAAGTTTTTCTAAAGAAGAGCAATGGCTTGGGAAAGTCGTTGCTCTTTTGTTTTTTCATGTTTAGAAAAAGAATTAAAAAATGAAAAATAATAAATGGATTGACCTTGGAATCAAGGACAAACTTGCCATTGGCAGTGCTTGCATAGCTTTTGCATTAGGCTGGACAATAACTGGTCTTGCAGCATTTGTTCCATTGCTTATAAGTGAACAAGGAATACTCTGGATTCTTGGGCAGTCACTTGTATATACAGCATCTGTATTTGGCGTTTCAATGTATTTCCGTAGCGAAGCTGTACAGTTGAAGCATGACGTTGACAAACATCTAGAAAGGATGGAAAAAATGCAGATACAGAGAATAAAATTAGCAAAAGGCGAAGACGTTGACGAAATACCAGATGAAGAATAGCATTTATATTTTTATATTTTCAATCATAATAGGATTTGTAGTTAGTGGCTTGATATTCAGAAAGTGTTGCAGAACACCAGAAATAATAAAGACTGATACAATCACCAAGACAGATACTTTTTGGAATGATAGAACCATAACTGACACAGTGTTCACACCAAAGCATATCATTAAAAAAAAAGTCGATACTCTGTACAAAGAAAATGGAGATACTGTGCATCTTATAACTGAACAGAAGATGTATGAAAAGTCCATTCTAAGCGACAAAGATACAGCAGACTTAAAGATATACGTCAGTGGCATAAATACAGCGTTAGACAGCCTTAAATTGAGGCTAAAGACACATACAGTGACCAATACTGTTGAAATAACCAAATATGTCGAAGAAAAGAAGCGTTTCTACATCGCACCATCAATTGGCATTGGGTACGGACTTGTGAACAAAAAGACAGATGTATTTGTTGGAGTCAGCATAGGGATAAGATTTTAGGAGAAGTAAGTAATGAATAATATTTTACAATACAAGAACCCGTTATCAAATCAGTATGTAGCACCATTTGGCTACAGTTTTTATTACCAAGGGGTTTGTCAAGGAAGAATAATATGGACTGCAAGTCCAGAAGGATATTATATTGATAAAGACGAAGATTAATGGAACAATTCACAAAGAACTTTAGTTATGATGAATTAATAGCATCAGCAACAGCAAAGAGACTAGGATTGGACAATACGCCAACACCAGAAGAAAAAGAGAAACTAAGACAACTTGCAGAAGACATTCTACAACCAATTAGAGACGCTTGGAATAGTCCAATCGTTGTTACTAGTGGATATAGAAGCGAAGCAGTAAATAACGCTGTAGGAGGCGTTAAAACAAGTCAACATCGTCTTGGAGAGGCTGCTGACATAAAAGTTGGTGGAAAAGAAAGGAATCGTAAGTTATTCAATTTCATTTATAAGATGATAGCAAAAGGTGATATAAAGGTTGGTCAGTTGATTGACGAATATTCATATTCATGGATACACATCAGTCTACCAAGAAAAGGGAAAGAGAATAACCAGATACTTCATATAAAGTGACAATATACACATCAAGGCACTAAGGGCAATCGCTACCAAAGACAATTAGGACTTGATTTTTATTGGGTTAGAGGTCGGTGAAACTCTAACCCTTATTTATTTTCTATAATTTCATGTTTATCAAAAGATTTTTCAGTATGGCTAAGAAAATAAAGAAATATAAAGTGGGATGTGACAGTGAAACTTATGCAATAAGCATGGTTGAAGCTCCAGCTATTGAATCAGATTTCGTTGCTCTTGCAGAACAGAAGGAAGATAAACAGCAAGTCTTCCTTGAGAGCAATGAAAGACACATGTGCTATGGCGCTGCATTAATCCCAGACAAAGACATATATAGAAACAATGGTGAGCAAGAGTTCTACATCAGCTTTACAAAAGAATCAATTGAGAAAATGTCTCAAGACTTCATGAAGGAATACAGACAGCATGAGGTTAAAACAGACCATGAGGACGTTGCAAACGAAGTTTGTGTGGTTGAGTCATGGCTAGTTGAAGATTCATACAAAGACAAAGCAAATGCCCTTGGTATCAATGTTCCAGAAGGAACTTGGATGGTTGGTATGAAAGTCAACAATATTGAGACTTGGGAAAGAGTGAAAAGTGGAGAACTTAAAGGATTCTCAGTTGAGAGTATGCTTACCCTTGAAGAGTTTAGCAAACAAAATAATAATAACATGACTATAAACGAAACAAATGAGATGGGATTCTGGAACAAGATGAAAGAAGTCCTTGCTGAAGCGTTCAGCAAAAAAGAAGAAGCTCAGACAGAGCCAAATGAGATTGAGAGTACCAATATTGAATTGGAAGAGCAGACTCTAAGTGAGCCAACACCAGAGCCACAGCCAACTGTGGAAGAGCCAAAGCCAACTGAAGAGCCAAAAGTGGAAGAACCAGTGGTAGAAGAGCCTAAAGTTGAAGAGCCAAAGCCACAAGAAGAGCCAAAACAAGAGACTCCAAAGGAAGATAATCATCTTGAAGAACTGATAAAGAACTTGCAAGATGAAATCAAGTCGCTGAAGGAGATGAACAGTGGACTCCAAGACAAGATTAAAGACTTAGGCAAACAGCCTTCAGCAGAACCAATTAAGCCAAATGCAAAGCCAAATGCTGCAAGTGGTGTTGGTAATCCAAACTATCAAGCTTGGAGAAAGCAAATGGAAGCAATGATGTTGCGATAAAATAAAAAAGGTTAGGATTCATTCCTAACCTTTTTCATATATTCATCATATGTCAAAGTTTTACCTTTTTTGACATTACATTTTCCACAACAAGGTACAACATTTGTTGGGGTATGTGGTAATTTGTTATCAATCCTGTCACATCCTAATTTTTCCCAATCTTTTTCACCACAATATACACAAGATTTTGTAAAAATGTTGTCTACTATCCATTCTTTTGTAATTGTAGTTTCTCCAACATTTGATTTTTTGTCCATTTGGTGATATGAAGAAGCGAGATTAGCAGCTCTACCTATTTGAGTTTGATTGTATTTTTCCATATACTTGTTTCTTTCGTCAATATGTTCTTGTTTGGAATAATACTCTCTTTTCTTCTCTAATAACAAGTCTCTGTTTTCTTCTCTATATTTTTTACTATATTCTTTGTTATATTCAGACACTTGAGATTTGTGTTTTTGATACCACAATCTTTTTTGTTCTCTTCTTTTTTCTTTTTGCTCTTCTGTGTAAATTCTTCCCATAATATCAGATTTTTTGCAAAGATATATACAAAAAATGAGAATTCCAAATTTCACTTTTGGATATTCATGTTTAAAACAAAGAAAAATCAAATAAAGAAAATAATTTTAAAATAAACTATTACACATATGAGTAATTTTATTGATTTAAGTGGTCTTACTTATTGTGGCGCAGAAGCTAGAGAGATTTTCTCTAAAGACATCTATGACATAGATTTAAGACAATATGGCATTACCTTTATGGATAATGTAAAGGGTAAGATGAAGATTTATACTGGTGAGATTGGTGATGCATGGCAGTTGTATACTTGTCCATTCACCCCAGCTGGTAGTGCAAGTCTTGCAGAGTCATTCATCGAGCCAGCAGCTATCAAGGTTAACCAAGAGAACTGCTATGACACATTCTGGAACACATTCCTTGTTGACCAGACTGAGATTTCATTGAGAGGTGGTATCCCACAGACTTTCGGTGATTGGTACTTCGACAAGCTTCGTAAGAAGATGGCTAAGGAGTATCAGGAGATATTTTGGGGTGGTGACACTGCACACACTG